ACCTTTAAGTCTTACAGGTGCAGAAATAACAACAGTTGATGTTGCAGTCCCTGCTACTCTTGTTGCTTGTATATCAGCTTTAGCTGCCATAGTTTTCTCCTTTAAGTGTGGCTCCCGAAGGAGCCACTAATTAATTGTTACGCTGCAAATGCAAACGCACCAGTAACAGCTGCTGCTGCACCAGTGAATTCAGTTGCAATTGTCCATACGCCATCTTCAAAACACATGAAAGCAATTTTGCCACCAGTTGTTAAAAGATTAGTTGCTGCGTTTGCTGGAGTGAAAACTAATTGTGTTTCACCTGCTGCTGAAGTATCAAAAGTTACTTCATTTGCTGCTCTTGATTCAATTAAAGAACCAGTTGCCCAAACGTCAGTTCCAGCTGCATTGAAAGTTAAAGTGTTAGTTCCGCCAGCTGTATCTTTAGCTTGAACGTAAACTGCAATTGCACCTTTAGTTGCTGCTGGTAATGCCACAGCACATGCTGCTGCACCAGTGTAGTCTACAGCTGCAATAATTCCATCAGCGATAGAAATATTTGCACCTGTTGCTGTGTCAGCGAAAAGTAAACCTGTTATATCAGGCATACCTGAACTGTATCTTGTTGTAACTGCTCCTGTTGTTGAGTTTTTAGTAGCTATTTGAAAGCCACCTTCAGAACGTACTGGTCCTGAAAAAGTAGTTGATGCCATAATTTTCTCCTTTGTATAGCGTTCGTTATGTAGTCTCTATACCGTCTGCCTAGCCAGTCTACATAATAATTTTTTCTAGGTTGTTTATATTATACATAAAAAAAGGGGCGATGTGAACACCGCCCCTTTTCAGTAATACTGATTAGTATTTATTAACTAGTTGGTAAATTTCCGTTACCAAAAATACATCTTGGATCAGAGAATCCAAAAGAGTATCTTTCTCTAGCTTTAAATCTCATGTTGCCAGTATCGAAGTCACCTTCCATCGCAGTTTTGATTGGTGATCTAACGAACATTTTTAGTCCATTAGGCACATCAGTTAACAAGAAGAATGAATCAGTGTCAGTTAAAAAGTTATTCACTCTGTAACCTTCTGGTACCATTCCCATGTTATTAATTGCGTTGATGTCATTGTCGGCAGTTCCAACTCTCATTGGAGACTTCATGATTCTCTCAGCAGTAAATTGTAATTCTTTTGGAATTATCATTTTTCTACCTTGAGCGGCTATTTTCAAGCCTCTTTCATCGACAAATCCAGCAATGTCAATTAATGACTGCTCTAGTGAAGTTTCGTTTAAGTCTGCAGCAGTTGCAAGAACGTTTGAAAAAGTTCCACCTGTTGCTAATGGGTGTGAAGCATTAATTAATGATACTCCATCTCCACCAGTAACTGTAGTTACTTGTGCATTGTTCAATACGTTTGCAGCTTTAACTTGCTTCGTATTTGCCATAGATCTTGCAAGAGCTCTTGTGTATCTGCCCGCAAGTCTATCGTATAGGTTATCTTCGATTGCTTCTTCAGTGATAGCAAATGCTAAAGCAATTGTTTCGTGGTTGTATCTAGCTGTGAAAGTTTCACCTGCTTGATCGAACACTACTCCAGCACCTTCTTGTTTAGTTGGTGCAGAAGCGAAACCGCTTAACATTACTTCCTCTTCGAAAGCTCTGTCAGATGTTTCAGTAGAGAAAATTTCAGCATGCTGATTTTCATACCTACTGTACTCCAGGCCGAATAAGGCATTCAAACCTGGCTCTAGTTCTTTAACTAGTTGTGATCGTGATATAGCCATAATTTAACTCCTTATTATGTAGTTATGCCTGTTGTACCACCTTTGTAGAAGTGGTTGTTGATTCTAACAAGAATATTAGCATTTGACACAGAAGTATCCGAATTATCTGGATCCTGCGAAATGTCAATTGCTTGTACAGCGAATGTAGCATTCGTATCAGCTGTTGAAACAGCTAATTGTACTTTTGATAGTCCTGTTTGTGTTACACCTGTAGTGTTTGTAACAGAATAGTTTGCAAACAATCCTGCTCTCGTAAAAGCCGCGTCAGCGTCTACAAGAAATACTGCATCAGGGTCATCGACTACGAACGCTGTAATATCGCTCGCAGCAACTCCACCTGGGTAGTAGTTTTTGTAAGTTGGCTTTTGAGTAGTTGGATCTGTATAGAAACATCCGTTAAAAACGCCCAAGATAGCAGTACCATTGCCAGCAGTGTGTCTGTCAATATTTCCAGAAGCTAATGGAATAACCATGTCGCCTTGGAAGATTGCAGTTGTGTGTCCACTTGCAATAGTGTATCTATTTTGAGCTCCTACTAATGGTGTACCGTCTAGTTTTCTGTACGGTCTTAGACCGAACTTTTCACTTACGTTTGCCATAGTTGTTTTCTCCTATTATGTTTATATTATCCAAGCTATCTCGGGTAGGTAATGCAAAAAAATTATTTTTTACGACTACCACCAAAGGTAACTCTAGACTGCCTATCAATATTGATCGGCATGTCCGGGTGTTGCTCCTTCATAAGATCTCTATCTATCGCGTCTGTTCTGTCTTGAGTTATTCTTCTAAAATACTCAGCACGACTTTTCAAAATCTCCTCCGGTATCCTTGCCAACACAAGGCCACCAATTCCGATTAAACCAGCATGTTGTCCTTCGTGAATAACTGGAAAATCATTTTCACCGATTTCACTTTTCAGTGTGTCAGCTCTAACGAATTCCCAACCTTCCCTAAGTTTCTTGGAAACATTTCCAGGATCCTCGAAACCATTTGCCGATGTACGTATCCATCTATGTGCATACCCATGCGGTGCAGCTGGCGCATCCAAACTGGATGGTGGAGTCCAATCTTTTTTACGAGTTAATTTTTCTCTCGTACTAGACTCGCGTGAAGTTTTTATATTTGTCATAATGTTATGCTCCTTCCTTCACGTATTTTGCGTATTCCTCTAGTGGCACCCCTAATTTCTTAGCGATAACTACCTGTGATTTGGTGAGTTTCACAGACTTGCGTCCCCCAGATCTTCTACTGACCGAACCTACATTTTGGACGGGTTCTTTAGCAGGTCTAACTTCTTCAGTAGTTTTCTGTGCAAACTTTTGAGGGAAATACTCCTTCATACGTTTGTTGATTTGATTATAGTATTCATCACTCTCTGCGTCAATTCCCTGCTGTATAAGATCCTCATGGATACCCATTGCAGCAGAAGTCATAACTCTATCAGAGCCAAACCACTCATTATCCTCAGCCCATTGCTGTGCTCTAGGAGAAATTTGTGCTTGTGGTTGTTGTGATGTAGTTTCAGTTGCTTTTTCTTCCTCAACTTGTTTAGCTCTTAGCTCTTTTTCAGCTTGAGCAAGTGCAACTTTTTCTTTTTCTACTGAAAGTCTTGATAAAGCATCTTGAGCTTCTGTTATTTTATCAACATCATTAGCTTCAAGTGCAGATTTTAAAGCATTTTTTGCTTTTTCTCTTTCAGCATCAACTCTAGAACCGTATTCCTTAAGATAATTGGAATCAGTTTCATTATACTTCTTCTCAATCGTCTCATATTTATTCTTTAAGCCTTTTGCATACTCGACTGCAGCTTTTTCTCTTCTTTCAGCTTCTCTTATTTGAAAAGTTAACCGATTAATTCGTTTTTTAACTTTTTCAGAATAATCTTCAAGGTCTCCCTTGTCTTCTGAATCTGTTTCAACATTATCTTCAGCTTTCTTTTCAGGTTTAGTCTCCTCAGTTTCTTTTGCCTCTTGTAATAATTCCTTAGCGGTTTTAGTATTTGAGACATCGGTATAACCAAGATCTACTTCTTCTTTTTTTTCAAATGCAGAACCTAAATCACTAGGTGTTTCTACACTTACTTCTTGTTCTTGCACACCGTCAGTATCTAACTCAACCGATGTGTTGTTATTATCTTCAGCCATTGTTGTTCCTCCTTAGTAATGGTGCAAAATATCAGCAGGATTTGAAATAGTAGAAATAACTTCATCGTCATTTAACACTCTAACTTCTCCTCCTTCTATTTTGAATCTTGAACCAGCGTACCTACTAAAAATTACCCAATCATTTAGTTTGCACCATGGTCCTTTTGGGAATTTTTCTTTGTCGTGATAACAAAGGTCTCCCATTTTTAGCACAAGACCACAGACGGTTGTCATCTGAATGGTTTCTTGTGTTGTATCCGATAAATAAATTCCACCTTTGGTTTTCTTTGGTCCAGCATATGGCAAAACCAAAATTCTATATCCAGTTGGTGTTGGTAATTTATCTAAAGTTGATTGATCGACCGCTTTAGGGTCTAGAACTGTTTCTACTTCCTTTTGCTCTTTATAAGCGTTAAGAAGAGCCTCAGTCCTCTTCGGTGTCTCCGTGGACTTGTTCATCTTCGTACTCCGTTGTTGACAGCAGGTCTTTAAGATCCTGTTGCAGATCTTCCAATGATCTGATTTGCCCTCTAGCATATTGTAGTTTTTCCATAGTGTCAACACCGTAAAAGGCTTGGTCTTTTAATTGGCCAATACGTTTATAAATTTTTTTCTGTATTAAAGAAATTGTATCAATATCCATTATGTTAATCTAATAGAGTTATAATGAGCAGCTTCTAATTGTTGTAAAGTATTTTTTGAGTGTTCATAGGGTTTATCTGCTCGATACCAATGAAAAACATATATGCCATTCGCAACTCTAAACTCATAACCAGCTTCAATAATTT